GAAAGGTCTTTCCGAGAATATAACCATCAGCACTACTGGCGCAGCCCCTTGGCAGTGGAGACGCATCTGTTTTACTTTCAAAAGTAAATACCTCATCGAACCGTATACCATCTCTCAGGGTAACGATTTCATTGATTTCAACCATGAACCGTTCTTCCATAACGGTTACAATAACGAATCCGGAGTCTTCCGACCCATGTATGACCTTGCGTCATATTACGGCAAAAACTCAACATCCCCTGAAGTTCCGGGCACGGTCCCCTCAGCATACTTTAGGCTTCTCAACACTTTGTTCCGTGGCGTAGCCTCTCAACAAAATCCCGGCCAGCCAACCCAGGCTGATTACATCAACGTGATGACAGCCAAGACGGATAACACGGAGTGTACAATCAAATATGACAAAACTGTAACCATAGCCTCTGGTAACGAGGCTGGTATGCAACGCAATTACCGAAGATACCACCCAATGAATAAGACACTTGTGTATGACTCACTCGAACAAGGACAGAATTCGATCTACGATAGCATGTCAACTGAATCGAAGCCAGGAATGGGAGACTATTACGTAGTCGATTTCTTTCAAGCAAGGTACCTAGCAGACGCAGATGACGGAAGTCTTATTTTTGATCCTAGAGCTACTCTCTACTGGCACGAAAGATAGGATCCGTAATTTCAATGAAAACACAGTTGGCGTTCAGCCAATCAATATCCCCCTGACAAAATGTGCCCTTGAACATGTGACACTCCATCTCTTCCCTTGGATCCCGATTTGCACACCAAATTGATGGTCTACCCCACTTAAAAAGCTTGGGATCGTGATACAACGCTTTGACCATGAACTCTTGTTGGGCACCCAACCAATCTTTCCAACCATGAAAAAAAGCAATACCACCACGCATATCGTCAAATACAGCATACTTGACGTCATCAGCCACTGCTAATGCATCACCTCCAGAAAACGCCCCTCCAAAATACACGTGAGGACCGAGGGAACGAGCCCATGACGTTTTCCCAGTACGTGATGGCCCATACAAAACCAACGATTTAGGTCCTACACACCATTAGCAAGACAGACCTAACACGAGAGCGCAGGCACCATCGGGAGGGGACCCTCAGGGAGGGGCCCGTGTGGGGCCAAGTGGAACCCCCCGGCCTTTTTTGGTATGCCCCGCCCATTGGAAAAAACTTACTCACCACGTCTCCAGATCGTATTCCAGATTGTGCCAACCACTGATCTCTTCCATCACTTCCTCCACGGAACTCTCCAAAACCGGCGGGTGACTCATACTTGGGAAGTGTGCCAGCATATCTCCATTTCGCATAGGATCTGACATTAGCGAAATTCTTGATGAGGCCTCTTGTATCCACCTCTCCGTATATGTCAAGAAACTCGTCCTGAGTTTCGCACAAGTGCGCAATCGCCTCGAGGCCACTAATCGTTCCAGGTCGACCTCCGCGCGGCCTGTCGAGCCCCCCTGCAACAACTTCTCCATCTTTGATTGCATAATCATATCCTTTCTCTGGAGTTCCCTTAGAAGGGACAACGTTTGGGTGCCTACCCTCCACATCGAGAATATCCACGCGTCGAGAACGGAATTTCCGGCCGAAGTCAACAAACACGTGAAGATGAACTCCTCCAGTCCTTGGATGTACCTCTCTGGCGACGATACACTCAGCACCGAGTGATGACAAATGATCGCTGACAGCCCATTCGTCAAGGTCTCCGCATTGTGCATATGTGAGAAGCACATACTTGGAATTGATAAATAACATGTAGCACGTGATAACAAAGCTGTGCTCCTGGGAGTGTGTTCTGCGAAACTAATATTATACGCAGAACAGAGGACACAGGACAGGTATAAATACCTCGTCCCCCTACCCATCAAGGTGCTCATCAAAGATGTGTCTCGAACAAGATTGCCACGAACCTTGGTGTGAGGATCCCACCCATTTTCCCACTAGCTTCGTGTGTTCCCAACGCCACTTCGGAATTCCCCACACCCGAGATTGCTACGTCCCCCTAGGCTCCAAGCCAGTACTTTCCCGCCAAGATGCCACGCTTCAAGAGAAGGACATCCCGCTACGCCAGGCGGCCCAAGCGTGGTTCAAAGCGCACGCGCCGCACCATTACACGGAGGACAACAAGGAAAACATACCGCCGAAGGACCAGGATGTCAAAAAGGTCGATCCTCAACACAACGTCACTCAAGAAAAGGGATGTCATGCTTCCTGTGACCAATCTCACACTCGATCCCCTCATAGCGTCTAGCGCGTCCCCGGCAATACTTGGATCCGGACGCCCAGTCCCCCCAGGCGCTCCTGCTTATACGTACTGCATTCCTTGGATTGCAACACGGAGAAAACCCGCCAACGTAGGAAACTCAGCCATGGCCCAATTGGGTACTGGCACCCCTTTCATGAAAGGTCTTTCCGAGAATATAACCATCAGCACTACTGGCGCAGCCCCTTGGCAGTGGAGACGCATCTGTTTTACTTTCAAAAGTAAATACCTCATCGAACCGTATACCATCTCTCAGGGT